ACCCGTAAGGGTTATGTTGCGGAAGCTAGATACATCTTTGTTGCTATCTACAGTAACGGTTTTACTAGCAACAACAGTTCCTACAGATGCTCCAGTATCATTGTAATTTAGCTCGGCAGCAGTCGCGGTAACAGCAGTGCTTGCTATAGAAAAAGCATCTGTTTCCAAAGTACCATCTACATCTACATCTCCAGATATGTCCAGTGAACCAAATGAACCAACTCCAGTAGTAGTTATTGCAGAAGATCCATTATCAATGGCTCCAAAACCAGAAGATATTGATCCTGCTCCAAGTGTGCCAACAGAGGTAATCTGAGTCTGGGAAGCATCTACAGAGAGAACACTGCTAGAAGCTGATAATCCTGTTCCAGCAAAAAGAGTAGCGATGTCTGCTATTGCTTCTTTTTTTGTTGTGCTATCCGTAGCATCTACAAAAGGAATAAAGTCTCCATCAGCTATAGCAGCATTACTAATTTCATTAAAATCTAAAGCTATTGTAAGAGTTTGGCTGCTTGCTGAGGTATCTAATCCAGCAGATCCAGCAATGGTAAATGTTTGACCATCTAGGTCTACAGAACCAGTTCCACTATCTCCAGCAAAGTCTAAGTCTTCAGCAGTTAGTTGAGTGTCAACATAAGCTTTGATGCTCTGCTGAGTAGCAAGAGACGTGGCAGAGTTAGAAGACATATTGTCCTCATCCAATATTGATACTTCCGCAGGAGCAGCAGCCCCACCAGAAACATTACCAAGAACCTTGTAGTCTGCTAGGTTTTCTATCTTAGCCTTTGTGACATTGCTGTCTGCAATAAGAGAGGTGGTAATGTTGGCGGCAGCAATCTTAGCTGTAGTTACGTTACTACCTGCAATTTTAGCAGTGGTCACTGCACTTGTTGCAAGCTTGCCAGCACTAATACCAAGATCCTTTACAATTATTTTCCCACTAGAAAGCTGGGTCGTGGAGTCATCAACTGCTCCAGATGCAAATGTTGCACTATCTACAAGTGCATTAAGATTGGTAGACGTTACTTGATCGCCATCTGAATATGTAGTACCTTTGCTTAAAATAGCCATTATTCTGCTTTTTGTATGCTTCTAAAGGTTATAGCTCCTGCTACCTTCAATGCTCTTAGTCTGGGTCTCCCCTTAGTTGTTGTTAATTTAAATTGTAATCCGTAGGCTCGTTTGTTGCCAAATCTTCCCCGAAGAGACACATCTTCATCAATAGCAAGCTCTTCACCGTTTATGTTGGAAACCGTTCCAAGATCTATAATAGCATCAATGTTCTCTGTTATTGCTTCCAAATTTGCATCAGAAACATTGTTTTCAGAAGATTGAAGATGCAGTTCAAAGTTATTCCATTTCTTTCTGTCAATAGACCCAATGGTAAACATCCTGCTTGTTGCTGATGCTGCAACCAAAATAGATTCTGTTGAAGCCCCAATAGCACCAACATACAGATCTATGTCATCTGCTCTGGATTCATATTTGTGAACTCCACCATTTCGGTTGATAGCATAAACACCTCTCTGAACACCTGATCCACCAGTCAATAAATGCGTATATTCCCAGTCTAAATCATTTATGGAATCCAAGGACTCCCACTGTTGGTTAAGAAAGTTGTAAACCAAAAGAGCGTTGTTTGTAGTGGAGTCATCCAAGGGAACAGCAATGTAATACCTGTTATCAAAGTAAGCAGAGACTGCCTTATCTGCATGATCCTTGTTGATTCTTGAAATGGTTCCTTGGATAGAAGAAGACAATGGTACGTCTTGCCCTCTCAAGTTGTAAAGATCAACAAAGTCTAGTGCATACACTCCGTTGTCAGATAGGAACATTAGCTTGTTGCCTATCTGCTGTATGCTGTTTCTAGCCAAGCACCCTATGTCGCTTGTAATAACTTGTGATACACTGCTCCCAAGGTCCAAGCTGTTCTTTACTGTGTGAACACTGTTTCGGTTAAAAACTACTAGCTGGTCATCAGAGAAAGAATGAAAACCTACAATAAAGTCAGACTCTCCAGCATTAAATCTAAACTGTCCGTAAATTCTGTCATACGTGTTTTGATCTAGTATATCCGAAAACAAAGCCTCATCCAAAATATTTCTATCGGTAATTGTAGAAGATCCAGAAGACCCGGTAATATCAAACTGATATGGAACAACCAACCTACGTTGATGTGGTACACCAAACTCTGGAGCCGGCATATGGCTAAATCCTAGACCAATAGATGTTTTCTTTTCAACGGTAGCACTTTTGTTTGTAGCATCAGCTTTGTCCGTAACAAAAGTAAAAGTTGTTGAGTTTGTTATAGATCTAACCCGAACGGTGTCACCAACAGAATAACCAGAACTTCCTGCGGTAGTCACTGTAAGCTCATCTCCAACCAACAAAGAACTTGTGCTGGAAACTGTAGCCGTTGCTATACCTGATGCAAAATCAAGATCAGTAATTGCTATAGGTGTAGGCTGAGTGTAGGCTCCGTTAGAAACTAAAGCAAAGGTGGTAGTACCAATGTCTCCATCCCACTGTAAAGCTATCTTTCCCTTGCGGAATATAAACAACTTGTTAAATGCTTGAACCACATTACTTCCTCTCGGAACCGTTTCTCCAGAGGGATATGTAAGAGTAACTGTCGTTGTCCCACTATCCGAGGTTTTTACCAATACTGTTTTGTTCGTTCCGACAACAGCAATGTAACACGTTGCATCGTTATTAGGATCTGAAAATTCACAAGATGCTTCTATAAAGTTTGAAGCACTATCTATCAGTCTCATTCCTTTGACCACCATAGTTCCGCCCGGCGTTTCTGCTAATGCGGTTACTGTGTAAGTTATTGTATCTGCATCTACAACTGTAGCAATAAAATTACCGTTTGGATCAACACTACCAGAAAACGTCAATCCACTAATATTTACCCCAGTGTTAGTTGTAATGTTGTGGGCTGAATTAAAATTAACTTGGATGGTTTGATCAGTCCTAGAGAATGAAGCAACTCCACCACCTATATTGGTTGAGTCATACAGCTTAAATGGAAGAGCAAGAACCGCAGCAGAAAATGGAGCAGAGAATATATCCATTCCCTTGCGGGGTTGCCACTCACCATTCAAGTCCATTCGGCCATTTTCAGAAACAGACAACACTCCAGAAGGAAGCTGGTCGGGTCTAAGTTTATTGTTAAACCCAGAAAAGCCTTGGTCTAGGTCTTCTACAACCCGATCATCGGCTTGTCCATATGTGTCATATCTAGCCATTTAACAATTCCAAGCTCTCCTGCTCCAGTAGTTTGCAGACAGTTTATTACTCTTACCCTTTATCCCACCTGACCTGGCACAGTAACTTTTCTTCCGTGCTGGGTTATTCTTTTTGATGCTCATGTTAGCATCACCAAAGCGTACAATTTTTTCCTTACCACCCTGACAAGCTTTCACGACAAACTTCTTCCCCCCAGATACTTCTCTGCGGGGTGAGTTACACTTCATTTTTTTCTTATCTATTGCCACTTCTGACCTTTGCTTTTGGTGTGTTAGCCACAACTGTTCTGCCCTGGGCTCCTGCTCTTTTCTTCTTCTTTGCAGTGGCAGCTCGTTCAGCCTTAGTCAGGCTTATGGCTTTGCGTCTAGGCAAACACCGATCTGGCCTCTTCTTATTAGCAGAAGTGCCACACTTTCCCTTGATAGATCCATCCGTACCTATCCTTACCCAGTCTTCCTTTAGCCACTGTTTGAGTTGAGCCACTAGCGTCCTTTCCTTTTGCCTCCTTTAGACTTCTTAGCGTAGTTAGGATCTTTGCAATACTTAGATGCAGCCAAGTTAGCGTAAGCAGAAGGGTACGTGTCAAACGTCCTTCTGGCCCAAGCCTTGCCCTCTGGGCAAATTTTACCTCCGCTTTTTGCTTTTTTTCTTGGCATTGACAATAGCTCTTAATGTTTTGGCCTGACCAGCATGAGCCTTTGAAGCCTTTTCTAATTTCTTAGCTACGTTTATTAGTTTTCTTTCCACTGTTTTTTCCTTTTCTAAGTGCTATAAAATCAGCACTTGTGATTTTTTTTCTAGGTGGTGCAACAGCAGCAATTTGTCTTTGAGCTGGGCTATACTTACTAAAAGGCATTATTTCCCCCTAGACTTTCTAGCCTTAACTTTTGCAGTTTTAGACAAGTCACCAAGATGAAATAACCTCTTAGAAGTTTTTCCATGAGTTTTTCCAGAGTGAAGCTGACCATTTGGCATCTTGTGAAAGTTGCCTTTGTGCTCTTTTCCATCTCGGAAATAATGCTTTGATGACATTGCCATAACTAGTATCTCTTTCCTTTGCCTTTGCCTTTGCCCTTGCTCTTGCCCATTGGGCATGGTTTGCGTTTTCCGTAGTCCATATTTTTGTCTCCTATTTAACTTGTGAGCTTCCAAAATAAAATCCTAGTAAAGCCAGCATTCCTTGCCTGACTTCGGGCAATAACACAAAGCCCTCTAGGTGTTTCCATTTGTCTGCTCCTATTCCTAAAAATTTAAATATACCTAATTTATTTGCCTCGATGGTTACCGGTATGTCAAAGAATGCCATGACGAAGGGAGCAAATACCACTGAAAACAAGATGCACATAGCAATGAGCTTTCTAACCCATGCTCCTCCCTCGTCTGATCTTTGTGCTGCTCTATCTGCTGAATTATCCGCTACCTCCTGCTTCTGAATCATGGACTTAATGGCATTGGCTTGGATGTTCATTTGAGCCGAGATTAGTTTCATTACAAATCCCGTGACCCCACCTCCAAGCA